TTTCGTAATCATATACCTGAAGCACAAAAAGGTGAGTTTCAACGTATTGCACAGATACCCCTGATTGCGTTAAAAGTAAAAACTAAAGAACGGTTTGGTCATTCTAACTTTTACAAGCTAGATAACGAACAACAAAAAAGTTTGGTACGTGAAATGGTAAACAGTAATGAGTATATGTATTTTAGAACAGGAGATAAAAGATTATAATGGCTTTAGATACATACGCAAACTTACAAACAGCAATCGCTAACTTTTTAGCACGTGATGATCTTACTACAGAGATTGTAGATTTTATCAAACTAACAGAAGCAGATTTTAATCGTAGACTACGAGTACGTGCTATGGAGACAGTTAACACTTCATTTAGTATTGATGCAGAGACCGAAGCACTACCCACTGGTTTTTTGCAAACACGCAGTTTTATCTTAGCTACTAATCCTAAAACAGCTTTACAGTTTATGACACCGTTTCATCAAGCAGAAACACAAGGTGGTTCATCAAGTGGTAGACCACGTGCATACTCTATCGAGGGTACAAACTTTAGATTTAGTCCTTCACCTGATAGCACCTACACAGCTACTATAGTATTTTACAAAGCGTTTGATAGTTTAAGCTCATCAACTACAACCAATCATATTCTAACTAATCATCCTGATGTATATCTTTATGGTTCGTTATATTTTGCTAGTACATTTATTCGTGGTATGGATCCACAAACTGTTGCTCAGTTCAAAGGTCAATACGAAGCTGCACTACAACAAGTAGAACTTGCAGATGAAAAAGATAAATATAACGCTACACCATTAGTACAACAATCAGGTATAAGTATAAACAACATTGATAACGTAAGATAATGCAAGTACCTTTTGGAGAATGGCTACCTGACCTACCCGATCACGTGAATCCTGGTGCTACTGAGGCAAAGAATGTTTTTCCTGCAGTAAATAGTTATCGACCATTTAACAATATTTCAGTTACCTCAAGTAACGCACTAGATGCACGATGTCAGGGTGCCAAAGCCTTTAAATCTGACAGTGGTGTTGTATCTATCTTTGCAGGTGATGCTACCAAATTATATAAACTAACAGCAAATGCTTTTGTTGATGAAAGTGGTGGCACTACTTTTAGTTACTCTGATGAAGGGTATTGGGACTTTGTAAGGTTTGGTGAAGTTGTAGTAGCTTTTAATGGTGATGATGCACCACAAGCATGGACACTAGATAGTTCCAGTGATTTTGCTGCATTGTCAGGATCACCACCAGCATTTAGACATGCTGCCGTAATTGGTAATTTTTTAGTTACAGGTTTTCAGCCTTCTGCACAGAACAAAGTACAGTGGTCAAGTTTTAACGATCCAACATCATGGACTGCAGGTGTAAACCAAGCAGATTCTGAAGTATTGCCTGAAGGTGGAGTTATTACTGGTATTACTGGTGGTCAGTATGGTTTAATATTTCAAGAGTCACGTATTACTAGAGTAGACTATCGTGGTGGTAATGTAGTGTTTTCATTTAGACGTATAGAAGAAAACAAAGGTGCGGTGCAAGGTAAGAACGTAATTCAAGTTGGTAATCTTGTATACTATTTATCAGAAGATGGTTTTTATGTAACTAATGGTACACAATCAAAACCTATTGGTGCCAACAAAGTAGACCGTTTTTTCTACAATGATTTAAAAACTGCATTAAGAGAACGTGTTAGAGCTGCTTACGACCATGAAAATAAATTAGTTATGTGGTCATATCCATCTGCTACTGGAAACAACTCAGGTACACAAAACGATAAAATTATTATATACCACATAGCAAGTGATAGATGGTCATTGGTAGAATTAGATCACGAAGTCATCGTTGATAGCTTGTCACCTGGTTTTACATTAGAAGAACTAGATGATTATCCAGCATCAGGCACTAACGACATAGATGCAATTACTGTATCTTTAGATAGTCCAGCATTTATTGGTGGTCTACGTACTTTGGGTGTATTTAATACAGATCACAAATTAGGATCATTTGAAGGAGATGCACTAGAAGCTGCTATTGGAACTGGCGAGACAGAAATATTTGCTATGAACCGATCATTAGTTACACACGTTAGACCTATTGTAGATACAAGTTCTGCTACAGGTACGGTAAGTTTTCGTAATAGAGTTGCTGACTCTGCTACGACTACTAGTGCTTCAAGTATGCACTCAACAGGAACAATACCGTTTCATAAATCAGCAAGATATTTTAAATTTAACTTACAAATACCAGCAGGTACTACTTGGTCAGATGCACAAGGTATTGATGTAGAAGCAATCAAAGAAGGATATAGATAATGGCAAACGGAAATGTAATGGGATTACTTGGAAATTTTATTCAACAAAATCCTAACATGTTGAATCAACTGCAACCACCAATGACAACTGTAAGTGGTGGTGTAAATTCTTTTCCTAACGCTTTTGATCCAGGATCACAAAAAATCCCATTTGGAACAGGTATGAGAACTGCTGATTTTAGAGATTCAAACAATGACGGTATTGATGATAGAGATCAAGGATTTCAAAATTTACCAGGTTTTAATAGAGGAGTAAACTTACCAATAAATATTGGTAATAATCCTTCTTTAAATCCAATTCAAGATGGTATGTTTCGACCACCAATGCAACAACCTGTGCAAAATCAAATGCCTGTTGCTGGTTCTTTTTTAGATCAATTACAACAATCAACTCAAGTTTTAAACAACCAAATACGTAACGTAGTACCACAAAACAGTTTTGTTGGTAATCAGTTTCAAATGCCATTTAATTTTGGTGGTGGTTATGGTTATCAACCAAGTAATTTTACTTATACACCACAACCATTTAATCAATATGGTAATATGTTTGGTTTTAATTTACCTTTTATACCAGGTATGGAAAAAACTACGTTGCCAGTACAAGATCGTGAAGGTAGAAGCGGTGAACGTGGTGGATTTAGTGAAAACCAAGCACAGGATAGATTTACAAGAAATCCCGATGGTAGCATAACTAAATTTGACGCAAGTGAAAATCAATTTAGTAATTTTATGCCTTCTGATATAAATTTATCTTTTCCCGACATGTTGTTTGCTAGACTTTTAAATTTGCCAACAATACCTAATGTTGTAAGAGGTTTATTAGATGGTTCTCTTGGCATGGGTGATGCTGGTGATAGAACGACAGGATTCGAAGGTACTGGTACTGGACAAGTAGGTAGCACTGGGCCTACTGCATATTCACAAGCTAGAGCTTTAGCTATGGTTAAAGCTGCTGAAGAAGCTGCAACAAAAGAAGGTCAAAACCAACAAAGCCCAACAGGGCCTTTAGGCGGTCAAGTCGGTAGCGGATCACAACCGCAAGGGCCATTTGGCATTGGTGATAAAGGCAAAGACAAAGATAAAAGTGGGCCTCAAGGTGGTGGTGGTAGTGGTCAATCTGGCCCTGATGCTGCTGGTGCTAAAGGTAGTTCATTCTGTTTTGCACCTGATACATTAATACAAATGGCTGACGGCTCAGAAAAAGAAATACAAAATATTAAACTTGGTGATAATACTAAAGGTGGTAAAGTTGAATTAGTAGTGCAAACTTTAGGACACAATGTTTATAATTATAAAGGCGTTGAAGTTTCTGGTAGTCATTGGGTTGTAGAAGATGGTGAATACATTGAAGTAGAAACTAGTAAACATGCTCAACCAATAGATGATAAAGAAATGTTATATTGTTTAAATACTTCTGACCATGCTATATGGGTTAAAGAAATACAGTTTTCTGACTTTATTGGATTTGGATTAGATTACTCTGTACCTGGTGTACATAAATTTTGGGAGTCTATAAAAGATAGGCACACAGAAAGCATAAATTAATGGCTAGTAAAATAGACCTACAATACATCTATCAAAACATTGACTCAACTGAGGAGTTTCAATTAATTGTAGAAGAACTTACTAATCAACTAATACGGTATCATAACGATGAAAATCAGGAGGTAACATCATGGTTTCTAGCATAGATCAATGTAAGAATTGCGAACATAGTTGTCATTGTGGAAACAATGGTGTTTGTGTAAGTTGCAAGTGTGCAAATTGTGAACATTTTGCTTACGAGGATTATTATAAATCATTAATGAAATTAAGTAAGCATAGAGACTAATGGCACATACCTATAAAAACTCAAAGGTAGATTTAACTACAACTAATGATACAGTTTTATATACATCACCTGCAGCTACTGTAAGTATAGTTAAATCAATACTTGTTTCTAATGATGATGCCAGTAATGCTTGTGAAATCACAGTTACTTTACTTAACACAGGTAATGATGTATTTAGTTTATTTAAACAAAAAGATATAGCTGCTAAAACAACTACTGAATTATTAACTAATCCTCTAGTAATGAATACAGATGAAGAATTAAAAATACAAGCAGAAAATGCAAATGATTTGCATGTTATATGTAGTTATTTAGAAATTTCATGATTGGGATTGTACAGATACCACAAGAAAACATAGAAACAGTTTGGAACTTAGTAGATGAGTCAATTACTAAGGCATTAGCTTATTCAGGACACCATTTTAATACCTCAGATGTATATGAGGCGTGTTTGAGTGGTGATAACCAGCTATGGTTAGCATGGGATGAAGAAGCAAAACAAAAACTTAGAGGTGTTATGGTGACTCGTATCATTATAAGACCAAATACAAAGGTAGCCAATATATTTATCTGTACTGGTAGAAATAGAAAAGATTGGCAAGATAGATTGCACGAAGTTGAAAAATGGGCTAAAAGTAATAAGTGTACACACTTTGAAACTTATGCCAGACCAGGATGGTCAAAAATATTAAACAAACAAGGGTTTAAGACAACCCATTATTTATTAGAAAAGAAATTGGAGAATTAAGTATGTCAAGTGGCGGTGGAAACCAAACAACTACACAAAGAACGGAGCCTTACGCACCTGCAGAACCGTTTTTGCAGGATATATTAGGTGAAGCACAAAACATTTACCGAAGTGGTTTAGGCAGATCATTCTTTCCAGGTAGCACCGTAGTACCGTTTGCAAACCAAACTCAAGAAGCACTTAATTTACAACAAGCTCAAGCCTTAGAACAAGCTCAAACTTCTCCATTACAAGCACAAGCTGCTCAAACCTTTGGTCAGTTTGCAGCAAGTCCCCAATCATCTTATGGTCAATTAACTCCACAAGCTGACTATTTATCAGGTATTCGTGAAGGTATAACTTCAGACGTATTAGGTTCAGTACAATCACAGTTTGGTGGTATGGGTAGAACTGGTACCTCGCCTATGGCTCAACAAGCGGTAGCTAGAGGTGTTACTCAAGCCTATGCACCACTTGCCGCACAATTAGCCTCACAAGAAAGAGGTAGAGAGCAATCAGGTATGGAGTCTGCTTTTGGTCGACAATTACAAGCAGCAGGAGCATTACCAGGTATTCAACAAGGTTTAGATATGCGTAGACAACAAGCAATCGGTCAGTTAGGTGGTGTCGGTTCTGCGTATGAAGATTTGGCACGTAGACAATTACAAGATCAGATTGCAAGATTCCAATTTGGTCAAACTGCACCTATGCAACAATTACAACAATATGCTGGACTTATTAGTCCAATAGCCAGTGGTTTCCCTACAGGTATAAACACTGGGCCAGGTACTCAA